CAGCATGTCCGACAATGGGACGCAGATATTCATTGCCTGCAACCCTGACGGTTACATCTACAACATCACCACTGGAGTATTTGCCCAGATCACAGACCCCGACTTTGCCGGTGCCGGGTCAGTCGGATACCTCGACGGTTACTTTGTGTTCAATCAGCCCAACTCGCAGCTATTCTGGGTGACAAGCCTGCTGGATGGCACCTCGGTAGATCCGCTTGACTTCGCCAGTGCGGAAGGTTACCCGGACAACATCGTTGCGCTGATAATCGACCACCGCGAGATATTCCTGTTCGGCAATAACAGCGTCGAGGTCTGGTATGACGCCGGCAATGCTGACTTCCCGATGGCGCGTATTCAAGGCGCGTTCATGGAAGTGGGCTGCGCTGCGGCGTATTCCGTAGCCAAGCTGGACAACAGCGTGTTTTGGCTAGGGTCAGATGCTCGCGGTTCGGGCATCGTTTACCGAGCCAATGGCTACACGCCGGCCAGAATATCCACTAATGCGGTTGAATACGCTATCCAGACTTACGGAAACTTATCCGACGCTATTGGGTACACCTACCAGCAGGACGGTCACCCGTTCTATGTACTGATATTCCCGTCAGCCGATACCACTTGGGTCTATGACGTTTCGGCGCAGGTATGGCATGAACGGGCGGGGTTCAAGAACGGCAACTTCGTGCGGCATCGTAGCAACTGTCAGATGTCGTTCAACAACGAAATTGTGGTGGGCGATTACGAGAACGGCAACCTGTACGCATTCGATCTGGATGTGTACGACGACAATGGCGAGGATCAAAAGTGGTTGCGGTCGTGGCAGGCGCTAAACACAGGACAGAACAACCTGAAACGCTCGGCGCACCATTCATTGCAACTGGACGCAGAAACAGGCGTTGGGTTGAATGATTACCCGGAAGGCACAACTCAGGACGCATTAACGACTGAGGCGGGCGACATTATCTTGGCTGAGTTCACCCAAGGCTATCTGTTCACGCAAAGCGGAAACCAGTTAACCACGGAAGCTGGCGACTTGCTGGTCACCCAAGTTCAACCGGATGTGGACTACAACGGTTATTACCTGTCCACAACAACTTATCCGGCATCACCCGGCTACGATCCCCAAGTCATGCTGCGCTGGTCGGATGACTCAGGGCACACTTGGTCAAACGAACACTGGACTTCGATGGGCAAGATTGGGGCGTATGGTACTCGCGCCTTCTGGCGGCGACTGGGCATGACCGAGAAGATCCGATCACGCATTTACGAGGTGTCCGGAACTGCGCCAGTCAAGATCGCCATCATGGGCGCTGAGTTGTTTATTACGCCAACGGGTTCCTGATGGCCACAGTCAATATCACCAGCATCCCGGCCCCCCGAGTGCCGTTTATCGACGATCGTACCGGGTTGATGGCGCGGGAGTGGTATCGGTTCTTTCTTAATCTGTTTGTCCTGACCGGCAGCGGAGGGAATCAAGTCAGTCTGGACGATTTGCAGATTGGGCCACCACAACTCCCGATTGGCACCCTTGGCTCGCTGAATCTGGACACGCCACCCACTGCGGGCGGGGCCACCTATGGCGACGGGTCTGGATTGTCGGTTACTGCTGCCGGTACTGCCGGCCAGGTGTTGATTAGCGGCGCTGCAAGCGCACCAGCATGGGTGTCCACGGCGACGATCAATATTGATGGCACCGTGGGCGTCACCACACCGGCCACAGGGCGATTCACTGGCGCGGCTGTAGGGTCTTCCTCACCTGAGATCAACGGGCTTACGTTCCCGCTTGTGGCGATTCCTGTAAGCAATACCCGCACATTGGACGATTATCTGGAAGGGACTTTTACGCCTACCCTGTCGGGCGCAACGACAACGACCTACACCACGCAACAGGGGACGTACACCAAGATAGGCCGCAAGGTGTTTTTCCAATGCGAACTGACCATCAATCTGATTGGTGATGGCAGCACGACAGCGGTGGTGCTTAGTGGTCTGCCTAGCAGCGGATCCACTTATTACGGCGGCGCGTCGGTCAGCTATTTTGCTTCACTGGCGACGGGTGTGGTGTTTATTGCCGGAAGGATTGCGCCGGGGACTAATACCGTGACAATGTACAACCTGACTGTTGCGGCGGCATCCATAGGGTCTTCTGCCACTTTTGGCAACGGGTCGCAGATAATATTTACCGGGCAATACGAGGTATAAAGCATGACGATCACCGTTAAAGTATTGATTCCGTCCAAGACCGCTGAAGCCGCGCAAACGAAACAATATTCTGCCTCAAACGTGACTGCGATTATTGACAAATTCACGGCCACGAACTACAGCCTGGTTGCGGCGACCCTGAGCGTCAATATTGTCACATCGGGCGACACGGCGGGCAATCAGAACTTGATTACCAAGGCCAAAGTGTTGCAACCGGGTGAGGTGTATACTTTTCCTGAAATTGTGGGCCAGGTGCTTATTTCTGGAGGGTTTGTTTCCACGCTGGCCGGCACAGCATCGTCGATTAACATTCGGGCGTCAGGTCGAGAGGTGGTGACATAATGGAAGCAGTAGCTCGGCAAGATGATATTCGGCAACGCGTTGAAAAACTCCAAGTTGAGGTTTCAAAGTTGCCGCAATATGAACCACAAACAAAACACACCTTCCACGGTGGGATGTATTGCCGGGAAGTTTGGCGTCCTGCTGGCGTTTTGGTTATTGGCAAGGTTCATAAAAAAGAACATTTTTACATAATTATGTATGGAACCGTTCGAATTACCACGGATGATGGCGTTCGGGTTATTACGGGGCCATGTTTGTTAAGCAGCAAACCGGGAACAAAACGAGCGGTCTATGCTGAAACAGAGGCGTTGTGCATTACTTTTCACAGATCAGATTCAACCACGGTTGAAGATGCGGAAAAAGAACTGGTAGAAGATGACCCGCAGTGCATGTATCTTGCGGGCAACATGGTTAAAGGGGTTTTATCATGAGTTTTTGGACAGCCGGAGCAATAGTCGGAGGTTCTTTAATTAGTTCGATGGGCGCGTCTGATGCAGCGTCGTCGGCAGCGGAGGCACAACGACGAGCAAGTGAGGCCGCGACTGCTGAGTCGCGCCGGCAGTACGACATCAACCAGACAAACCAAGCACCCTACCTGCAAGCAGGGCAAAGCGCGGTTAATCGGTTAGGCGCGGGTGTGACCCCCGGCGGCGAGTTTGGGTCGGCCACACCGTTTAACTTCCAGTACGACCCAAACTCTGACCCCGGAACAGCCTTTCGCATGTCGGAGGGAATAAAGGCGTTGGACAGGAGCGCAGCCGCGAGAGGTGGGTTACTGTCAGGTGCCACGCTCAAGGGGGCCCAACGGTACGGGCAGGACTTGGGGAGCCAAGAATACCAGAACGCGTTTAACCGCTATGTGACCGGGTTCAATGCCAATGACGCGCAACGTACCGGCGTCTATAACCGGCTGGCTGGCGTAGCAGGCACAGGGCAAAACGCAGCCAATCAGATCGGGGCGCAAGGGGCCAACTATGCCAACACAGTCGGAAACATCGGGATGAACAGCGCGGCCAACATAGGCAATGCAGGCATGGCTGCGGCAGGTATAACAAACTCAGCCTATGGTGGCGCTGCAAATGCCTTGGGCCGGCTATATGGGACACAACGCGGGCAAGCGCAGCCAACCGCAGACACCAATTTTTATGATCCAAGCTACGGGTATAACCAGACATCAAACTTTCAAACCTATGGCCCCGGCTATTCGCCGTAAAGAAAAGGCAGATCATGGCGGAACTTAATTTTGGACTGCTGACCCCACCGGGATCGCAAAGCATCGGCAATGCGTTTGTCACCGGCATGGATCAAGCTGCGGCGGCGAGGGCTCAAGAGAACCAGAACGCGCTGTCGCAGTACACCTTGAGCAAAGCAAGGCGCGAGGACGAGCTTACCAATCAGTTACTTGGTGATCTGCGAGGAGCAACTACAAACGAAGAAATCTATAAAGCATACCAGCGCGCGGGTAAAGGTGATGTGGCGTCTAAGCTACAAAGTGATGCGCTGACAAGACAAAAACTAGGTCTTGAAATAGCAGGTATGCCGGGAGAGCAAGCGCATAAAACGGCGCAAACGGCCAAACTTTCACGCGAAGCGCAAGTTGAAAAGGAAAAGTATGCGTATGAGAAGCTATCCCAATTAGCACTTAACCCAGGCGGTGCTTCCGACGATGATATTCGGGCAGCTATAAGTGACGCAGTAAACTCAGAAAATTTAAGTATGGCTGATGCTACGCGTGCTCAAACCGCGCTATTGAACATGCCTATAGAAAAAAGATCACAAAACCTTGCGTTAATGGCAGGTAACGCGGGCGATAGAATTAAAGCCTTGATGCCTGATATGCAACTGGTCACAAAACCAGATGGCAGTATGGGGTGGGTTAATAAAGCACCCATGTCTCCCGGCTTTGGTGGCAATCAAGGCTTGCCCGGTTACGCAGCCGGCATGACGCCGTATCAATCGGGGACGTTAGGTGTAGCGCGGGATAACTTGGGTGTAAATCGTGCGGGGCTTGCTATTCGCGCCGTAGGCGCAGATCCGTTTAACCTGTCGGGGTTGCAAGATCAGTACCCACCTGCGGGCGCAGGCGCGGCGCCTAGGTCAAACAACTTAGGCACAGTGCCTCCGGTGGCAACGCCCACAGCCGCACCCGCAACGCCTACGGGGCCGACCTTGGGTGGTAGTAAGTTGTCGCTAAAGGATGGTATTGCACAAGGGCTGACCGGAGATGCGCTATTGGCTACTATGCCGCGCAACTTGGCCGCGCAAGTCACCGCAATCACTGACCACCGGGCCGCATCGCCGGGGCGCAACACCGTGCGGGGAGATAGCCTTATGCAATTGGTTAATATGGTAGACCCCACCTACGATGCAACGCAATTTAAGACCAAGCAGGGCATTGAAACGGCATTTACCTCGGGGCGCTTGGGGAATACATTACGTTCGCT